GGTACAGATGCAGAAATTAAAACTTTCACTAATAAAACTTTTGCCGACCAAATTAAACTTCTGCAAGACCGAGAAAATGATATAACGGCAACGGCAAGAGAAGTTGTCTTTTCGGTTTCGACTGTGACATTAACAGGTGGAGCAAGTGGTACATCAGCATCAGGTACATTACACGAATTACAATTAACGCAAGACACATCAACCTATGAGGCCGATAGTGTTACCAAAAAACATGGTGTTATTATTGATTGCGGAAAAGCATTATCAGGGGATGCGGAATTACCATTATAGGAGAGAGTTATGGCAAATCAAATACCATTAAAAGCACTTTTTGATGAAAACGGAAACGTGACCAGTTTGGGTCAATTTACGACAACAGATACAGTTTCTGTTGCTGATGGTGGTACTGGTGTTACAGCATTCACAATTGGAAATATTATTATTGGTAATGGTACAAATGGATTTCAATCATTAGCAAGGGGTTCATTGTTAGCAGGGGATGCATCTGTAACAGTTACTAACGGAACAAATGCAGTAGTGGGCGGAAATGTTCTTGTCTCATTTAATACAGGTAACATTGATATTGCACAAACTTCTGGATTTTTACCAGCAGGTAGAGTATCAGCAGATATAAGTGATCAATGGATAGAATCTGTTATACCAACAATAGATGGGAATGAAGTTGGAGGAGATTTCTAATGGCAATACCAAATAACAGGGCAACTTTAATCACATATTGTAAACGTAGACTTGGTTCTGGTATGATAGATATTAATATCACTGCTGATCAAGAAAGTGATGTCGTTGATGATGCACTACAATATTATCAAGATTATCATTATGATGCAATTGTTAGGTCGTTCTTGAAACATCAGGTTACTACATCAGATAAAACCAACAAATATATTTCGATTGGTACTAGCGTGACAGGTGTGATTAATGTATATCCTATAGGTTCTAGTTCAACTGTTAACATGTTTGATCTTAGGTATCAAATGAGATTGAATGATCTTCATGATTTTTCAGATGTTCAGATGCAGCATTATTCAATGGTTAGTCAAAATCTTGAAATGATTGATCATTTATTAGTGGGTAAACATCCCTTTGATTTTTCCAGACATCAAGATCGACTTCATATTCACATGGATTGGACAAATGATGTTGAAACTGATGAATATTTACTTGTTGAAGCATATGAAATTTTAAATCCAGATTTTTATGTATCAGTTTATAATGATAGATTCCTGAAAAGATATGCAACCGCATTGATGAAACGACAATGGGGGCAAAATCTAAGCAAATTTGAAGGTTTGCAATTACCAGGCGGTATAACATATAGTGGCGCAACGTTAATGTCGGAAGCAACTACCGAAATACAAGAAATTGAACAAAGTATGCAAATGAATTATGAAGAAATGCCACAATTTTTAATAGGATAACAGATGACAATTAGAACAGGTTTCACTCATCATTCATCTACAACTGAACAATCATTGGTTCAAAATCTAGTAACTGAAGCAATTCAAGTTGCTGGTTTTGATGTCAATTATTTACCCAGAACGAGCAATAATATAGATACTATATTTGACGATGCTGAAAAAAATTCATTTACAACCTCTTATGCCATTGAAATGTATTTTGGGCAAGATACCATACAGGGATTTGGTGGAGGTGGTGATGTATTAGGTAGATTTGGTTATGAGGTTCAAGATGCATGTCAGTTAGTTTGTTCTATGAGTAGATTTACAGCAATTGTAACTGCAGGCGATGCAACTATAACCAGACCAAGAGAGGGTGACTTGATATATTTGCCATTTTCAAGTCAATTGTATGAGATTACTTTCTCTGAAGATCAAGTGCCATTTTTTCAATTAGGAAAAAATTATATCTGGCAGATGGAATGTTCACTATTCCGTTATGCTCAGGATACACTCGATACTGGAATTTCGGCAATTGATGATATTGCAACTGCTACTGATCAATTCACCCAAAGCACTGATATTGAAACTGCTGCTGATGGTGGTATCGTAGATTTCACGGAAACTAATCCGTTTGGTACATATTAATGTTAGGTACATCTTTTTATAACGAATCAATTAGAAAGGCATTAATTTCCTTTGGTACATTGTTTAATAATATTACTATTAAACGTGTCGATTCAAGTGATAATGTTCAGTCTATTCTTGTGCCATTAGCATATGCACCGAGATCCAGATTTAGGCAAATATTGGCACAAGTATCAACAGGTACTGAAACACAATTTAGTTTGCCTAGAATGAGTTTTGAATGGACTGCCATAGCATATGATACCACTAGAAAATTAAATACAATGCAACGAACAGCAGTTGCAGTTGATGGTGATACATCACAAGTAACTTATCATTGGCAACGAGTACCATATAATTTAGATATTTCACTAAGTATTGCTTGTGACCAAACAGAAGATGGACTCAAAATTGTGGAGCAAATTTTGCCATATTTTACGCCAGAATTAACAATTACAATTAATGATGTGATCAAACATGATATGCCAGTGGTCTTAATGGATGTTTCCCAAGAAGATCAGTGGGAAGGATCTTTTGTTGATGAACGAAGATTGATTTTATGGACAATCAATTTCCAGTTGAAAACTTATTTGTTTGGGCCAAGTGCAACTTCTAAAGTGGTTACAGAAGCAATTGCTCAGATGTATAGTAATACATTTTCTGGATTTGATACAATTGGTCATACTTCAGCAGATCATACGGAAACCATAGATGTTGATGGAACTGCATCTAGTCGAATAATAAGAACATCGTCCACTAACACAAAAACGGATAGATCATGAACCATAAAGTTGATGTAGTACTTAATGACATTTTTGATGTCGAATCTTCAGAAGTTAAAGAAATCATAGAAGAAGGTGAAATTCTTGAATCGAACCCAGAAGATCGAAATATTGATATAGAGCATGATTACATTGAAAGCCGAAATAATTACTATAAACTATTTGAGCAGGGTGTTGATGCGATGGAATATGCTCTCGATTTAGCAAAACAATCAGATAATCCTAGAGCATTTGAAGTTGTTGGACAATTGCTCAAAAATACATCAGAAGTTAATGATCGGCTGATGGATTTGCAGAAAAAAATGGAAGAATTAAAAGCATTAGATCGAAAGGGGAATCCAACAAAAGTTACAAATGCGTTGTTTGTTGGTTCTACTTCAGATTTACAAAAACTGATAAAAGAAAAGAAAAAAGATGCAGTCGATTAATTATCTAGGAAATCCTTTACTTAAAAGATCTAATGTACCTATAGATTTTACACCAGAACAGGTGGAAGAATTTATAAAGTGTGCTGATAACCCAATATATTTCATTAAAAAATATATGAAGATTGTTAACGTGGATGATGGTTTAATTAGATTTGATATGTGGGATTTTCAAGAAGATATGGTTCAGAAATTTCACGATAATCGGTTTGTTATATGCAAAATGCCTAGACAGACAGGGAAATCGACTACAATTATTTCATATTTATTACATTTTGTATTATTTAATCAGGATGTCAGAGTTGGTATATTGGCAAATAAGGGAAGTACTGCTAGAGAGTTACTTGGCAGATGGCAATTGGCATATGAAAATTTGCCAATTTGGTTGCAACAAGGGGTCGTGGAATGGAACAAAGGAAATATTGAATTAGAAAATGGTTCAAAAATTCTAGCATCTTCTACATCGTCTAGTGCTATTCGGGGTGGTACGTTCAATATTATATTTTTAGACGAATTTGCATTTGTACCAGAACATATTGCCGAAGATTTCTTTAGGTCGGTTTATCCGACTATTTCTTCTGGAAATACAACAAAAGTATTAATTGTTTCAACGCCAAATGGGATGAATCAGTTTTATAAAATGTGGACAGATTCGGTCGAGGGTCGAAGTGATTATATACCGATTGATGTCCATTGGTCAGAAGTTCCTGGCCGTGATAGTAAATGGAAAGAACAAACCATCAGAAATACATCGGAAGATCAATTCCGAATTGAATTTGAAACGGAATTTATAGGGTCAACCAATACTTTAATTTCACCAAGCAAATTGTCTAAATTGGCATTTAAGCAACCAATATCCAGCAAAGATAATATGGATATCTATGAGATGGCAATACCGAGTCATATTTATATGTTGTCTTGTGATGTAGCAAGAGGTGCTGGAAAGGATTATTCAGCATTTACAGTGATTGATATTACAGATGTTCCATATAAAATGGTGGCAAAATATCGTAATAATACAATTTCACCTTTGCTTTATCCAACAGTGATTGAGAAGGTGGCCAAGGATTATAATGATGCTTATGTGCTAGTTGAAGTAAATGACATTGGTAGTCAGGTTGCAGATACATTATATCAGGATTTAGAATATGAAAATATTCTATCATCTACCATTAAGGGTCGTGCTGGACAGGTATTAAATGCTGGTTTTGGTAGAGGCACAGAAATGGGGATAAAAACAACGGCACAAGTTAAACGAATAGGGTGTCGTGTACTAAAAACGTTAATAGAAGAAGATAAATTATTATTGGTCGATTTTCAGACCATTGCTGAATTAACGTGTTTTGCAGTTAAAGGGAAAAGTTACCAAGCAACAGAGGGATCACATGACGATTTAGTTATGACATTGGTTCTTTTTTCTTGGGTAAGTAATCAAAGGTATTTTAAAGATTTGATGAATCAGGATTTGAGATTGAAACTTCATGCGGAAAGAATACGTGAAATTGAGGAAGATGTAACACCTTTCGGATTTGTTCATACAGGGTTGGAAACTGAAACTTTGATAGATACAGATGGTCAACTATGGGAAGTGGTAGGTTGAAAATACCATTTTTTATAAATAACAATACAACAAATCTTAATTGATACTTTATAGGGAAAGTTTCAAAATTCACAACTGAACAAGGAGAAAGAATATGGCATTTCAAGTAAGCCCAGGCGTAAGTGTTACAGAAATTGATGCTACAAATGTCTTAGCACCCAGTACTTCATCGAATACTGGTTTTGCAGCTGCTTTCATATGGGGGCCGGCAGACAAAATAGTTTCAATTACTTCTGAACAAGATTTGGCAAATACATTCGGGAAACCGACAAATACCGATGTTGAGGGGAATTGGCACGTTGCTTCCAGTACCTTAGCATATGGTGGTTCATTAAACGTAGTTAGAACATTAGGTACTAATGCAAAAAATGCATTGGATGGTACTAGTACAGAGGGTACAATAGTCGATTTTAATGGTGGTGTAATACAAACTGTTGCTGTTGTAGCTGGTGGTTCTAGTTATACAGATGCAACTGGTTTAGCAACTACTGGTGGCACAGGTTCTGGTGCTACTGTTGATATTGATGCTACTGGTGGAGAAGTCCTAACTGTTACTGTTAATAATGCTGGTACAGGATATTCAGAAGGTGATATTTTAACTATCACACAGGGTGGTTCTTCTGGTGGTCAATTTAGAGTAGAGAGTACCGATGGAGCTGCTACTTTAGGTGCATCTGGTACAGATTTTACTGCATCAACTGCATGGAATGGTGGAACTGATATAACGACTGCAACTGCTTCTGGTGTAACTTCTGTCTTACCGCTTGGAGGTTCAGGAGCAACCTTTACAATAACAACAAACACTAATGGTACGAAAGTTAAGATTATTACAATTGCTAATGCTGGTAGTGGGTATAATTCTGGTGATGTAATTACCGTTGTTGATCCTGGCTCTACGAATAATACAATAAAACTAGTACTAGAAACTATATCTGGTTCTGGTGGTGTATTAGTTGTTAATGAAGAAGATTTCGATTCTAAAGATAGTGGTTCGACTAATTCTTCTGCTGGTACTTCTAGTTTTGTTGCTAGATATGCTGGTGCTTTGGGCAATGCAATACAAGTAAGATTACTTCAGACAGGTGGATCATTAGCAGGGTGGAATGGTGATTATACTCAGGGTGGAGCAACTAAAACAGTCGATTTTGGTGGATTGTTTGATAGAATGCCAAATACTTCTGATTATGTATTAAATAATAATGGTGGTGAAGATGTCAATGACGAGATACATTTGGTAGTTGTAGATAGAACAGGTGAAATTTCTGGTATTGCTGGTACTGTATTGGAACGATATGCACATCTTTCCCTTGCTACCGATGCTAAAAATTCTCAGGGAAATAGCAATTACTTTAAGGATGTTATACGTCGAGACTCTAAATATATCTATGCCACAGGACAATGGGATAATGTTCAGAGTACATGGGAAGGGAAAAATTCAGCAAATACGACAATATTTACATCTGTTAATGCTCAATCTTTAAATTTGGCAGGCGGTGTTAGTGATGACGATTCTGGTGCTGGTGGTGGAAATAATGCTTCAAAACGTTATTCTGCAACAACTGGTTATGGGTTGTTTGTAGATAAAGAAGCGGTTGATATTGATTTGTTGCCTATCGGGGTAGATTCTTCTGGTGCATTAGCAATTTCAGTAATTGATAATATAGCAAAGATACGAAAGGATTGTATCGTGTTTTTATCACCAGATAGTGCTAGTGTTATTGGTACAGGTATAACTAAAGCAGCTGATGTTGTAACGGATTCGACTCAAACAGGTCTGAGCAGTACATCTTATGCAGTTATGGATTCTGGTTGGAAAAGAACCTACAACAGGTATACAGATAAATATATAGACATACCGTTAAACGGTGATGTTGCTGGTTTGTGTGTCAGTGTTGATAATTCATTGGGTGCATGGTGGAGTCCAGCAGGGTTGAATCGTGGAGCAATTCGTAACGTAGTAAAATTGCATTTCGATCCAAATAAGACAGAAAGGGATACTCTTTATAAAGCAAATATCAATCCAGTTGCTAATATTTCTGGTGCTGGTACAATTCTTTATGGGGATAAAACATTCTTGAAAAAACCAAGTGCTTTTGATAGAATTAACGTTCGTAGGTTATTCAATCTATTAGAACGAACTATTTCTAGTGCTGCTAAATACATGTTGTTTGAATTTAATGACGAATTTACTAGGTCATCATTTCGCAATATGGTAGAACCATTCCTTTCTGGTATTAAAGCAAAACGAGGCATTTACGACTTCAAAGTTGTTTGCGATAGTTCAAATAATACTAGTGATGTAATTGATAGAAATGAATTTGTGGGTGATATTTATATCAAACCAGCACGTTCCATTAATTACATTCAATTGAATTTCATTGCTGTTAGAACTGGTGTTTCGTTCTCAGAAGTAGCAGGGTAATAAGGAGAAAAGTAAATGGATATTACAGGTTTCAAGCAAGCAATGGCAGGGGGTGGGGCAAGACCCACTCTTTATTTTGTCCAAGTTATGCCGCCATCTGGACTTAGCAAGACGGGGAACAATGGTCTGGACGGTGCTAATTTTATCTCTTTCATGGCACAAACTGCTTCTATTCCATCAGGGAATATTGGTATGATAGAAGTGCCTTACATGGGTAGAAAGGTTAAAATGGCAGGCGATAGGACATATGAAGATTGGAATACTACTGTTGTTAATGACGAAGGATTTACGGTCAGGAATTATGTCGAGAAATGGCAAGAATTGATTAATGGCCCTATTTCTAATGTTACTTTAGCAGATAGTTATTCTGAATACACATCTGTTGCACACGTTGTTCATCTTAGCAAAAGTGGTGAGAAAATTGCAGAATATGCTATGCAAGATTGTTGGCCTAGTGTAATTGCTGGTATCGAGCTGGGTTGGGAAACCAACGATTCATTAGAAACGTTTGATATAACTTGGACGTTCAATCAATGGGTCAATCTCGGACGTGATCAGAGTGCTAAGTCAAACTTAGCTGGTGATATTGTTACACCAATCGTTAATAAGATGAAAGACGCTGCGGTTAGTAAAATCGAAAGTCTATTAGATAAGTTAGCATAAATAAAAATAAAACTATGGTAGGGGGATTTCCCCCTACCCTGTTTAGGTATTACAAATGGCAAGATTTTTAGGATTTGAAATTACAAAAGCAAAAAAGAAAGATGTGAGATCTTTTGCAGCCCCAGAAAATGATGATGGTGCTTTGCCTATAGCATCAGGTGGTGCTTTTGGACAATATATTGATATGGCAGGGTCTATCAAGAATGAGATAGAACTGATTAACCGATATCGTGATATGGCATTACATCCAGAATGTGATGCGGCTATTGATGATGTAGTAAATGAAGCAATCGTGATACCAGAAGACGAAAACAATGTTGTTAAATTAGATTTGGAAAATTTAGGTGCGCCTGATACCGTTAAAAAGAAAATACATGAATCCTTTGATAGTATTATAGATAAACTCAATTTTAACGAAAAGGCATATGAGATTTTTAGAAAATGGTATGTAGATGGTAGACTTTACTATCACATAATAATTGATGAGAAAAATAAAAAGCAAGGAATTCAAGAACTAAGATATATAGATCCGAGAAAAATCAGAAAAGTCAGAGAAAATGTGAAAAGCAAAGCACAGAATGGCATTGATATGATTCAGAAATCGGTAGAATATTTTGTATTCAACGAAAAGGCAATAAAACCTGATGCCCAGATATCAGAAGCAGTTAGAATTTTGCCTGATGCCATTGCTCATGTTACATCTGGTATGTTTGATCACTCCAAAAACGTAGTCGTAAGTCATTTGCATAAAGCAATAAAACCGTTAAATCAATTAAGAATGATGGAAGATGCATTAGTAATCTACCGTATCAGTCGAGCTCCAGAAAGACGATTATTCTACATAGACGTAGGAAACTTGCCAAAAGCAAAGGCAGAACAATATCTGCAAGATACCATGAATCGGTATCGAAATAAATTAGTCTATGATGCAGATACTGGCGAGATCAAAGATGATCGTAAGCATATGGCAATGTTAGAAGATTTCTGGTTGCCCAGACGAGAGGGTGGACGGGGTACAGAAATTTCAACATTGCCTGGCGGACAGAATTTAGGTGAGATGGAAGATGTTATTTACTTCTTACAGAAATTCTACAAGTCGTTGAATGTACCATCGTCCAGAATTGATGATCAAAACGGTTCGGGTTTTTCATTAGGTCGAGAATCCGAAATAACAAGAGATGAATTGAAATTTTCAAAGTTTGTTCAGAGGTTGAGAACAGAGTTCACTGATTTCTTCAATCAACTGCTCAAGGCACAATTAATATTTCAAGGTATAATCAAAGCACAGGATTGGGATAAGATTAAACATGAAATAGCATTTGTCTATGCAGAAGATAATTTTTATAGAGAGCAGAAGAATAGTGAAATTTTAAACATGCGATTGGAAGCACTCAGTACAATATCCGAGTTTGCTGGACGTTACTTCTCGATGGCATGGATTAAAAAGAATATTATGCAAATGACAGATAAGGAAATAAAGAAAATGCAGAAAGAGATTGATGCTGAAGTTGATGGTGGCAAGATTGTTAAGGATGCCACTATTGAGTGGGGTGCTATGGGGCCACAAGGGCCACCTGAACCAGAAGTTCCAGAAGTACCACCAGAACAACCACCACCATCAGCACCAGCACCAGTACCACCAACTAATGGTCAACCACCAGCGCAAGAGGAACAGCAAGTATTACAAGAATTGTCTTTAGATATAGATGCAATTCGTAGTCAATTAGAGGATGTTTAAGGAGAAATGACATGGCAACAATAGATTTAGTAAATGCGATTTTGAATGATGAAAATTCCGATGCGTTGCAACATTTTCATACGGAACTGGCATCGAAGATAAATACTGTGTTAGATGCTAGGAAAGAAGAACTCGCAACTGATTGGTTGGATAATTCTGCTGTTACAGGTGCTGAAGATTCTAAAGTAGCAGAGGAATAAAGTAATATGGCACAATTAAAAGTTTATGATCAATCAAAAATAAGAGGAAAGGCAACTTTTCTGATTAATCTGGGAAGTGGTGCTTCTGAAACCATAGATGTTTCTGCTTTGGCAGATGCAGATGGTGCTACCGCAAGGGTTAATTTGATAGATGTTGAATGGTCATCTGCGGCTGGTATAACGGTTAAATGGGATGCCACTTCAGCTGAAACAGCATTGCAATTATCAGGCAACGGGAAATTATTAGAAATGGCATTACCGTATAGTACCGCATCTGGTGCAACAGGTGATATTATAGTAACTGCTGGTTCGGGTGTTGCAACTGCTATCCTTACGGTGAGAAAGGTTGCTGGTTTTGCAGCTAGGACAGATTATTCTGGATAGAGGGGTAAAAAATGAAACTAATCACTGAAGTTACGGAAGATTTAGAAGTTTTTGAAATTGAAGAAGGTACAGATGGCAAAAAGTCATTATACCTTGAAGGTGTATTTCTTCAATCAGAAACTGTAAATCGTAATAAAAGATCTTATCCAAGGCATATCTTGGAGAGAGAAGTAAAACGATATAAAAAAGATTATATCAAGGAAAATCGTGCCTTTGGTGAATTAGGTCATCCAGAAGGGCCGACTATTAATTTAGATCGGGTTTCTCACATGATTACAGATTTGCGAAGATCTGGAAATGATTGGACAGGCAAAGCAAAGGTTATGCGTGATACACCGTCTGGCAAAATTGTTGAAAGTTTGCTCAAAGAAGGTGCTAGACTCGGTGTTTCATCGAGGGGTATGGGATCATTGGAGGAGCAGTCCAACGGCATAAAATTAGTAAAGGATGACTTTCATCTGGCAACTGCGGCTGATATTGTTGCTGATCCGTCTGCACCAAATGCATTTGTAAATGGTATTATGGAAGGAAAAGAATGGGTCTGGAACAATGGTGCAATACATGAGTCAGATATTGCACAAATGAAGCAACAAATTGATGTGCCTAAACAGAATCGAGAAGAAAACGCTCTGAAACAATTTGAATTATTTTTGTCAAAATTATAATTTGTATAAATACCAATACAACAAATCTATAGAGATTAAGTACAAGGAGAAGTAAAATGGAAGCATTGGAAAAAGATTTTCAAGAACTAGTTGCTTCTGAGGACAGCACCGTTGAGGATGAAATCATTCAAGGGATTTTAGAACCGACTGTTGCTGAAGAAGAAGAAGTTCTTGATGACGAAACAGAAGAAATTCTAGCAGAAGATGATGATGCTTGGGAAGAGCCAGATCAAGATGATTTAGAAGCATATGCTGAACTTATTGCTGAACTAAAGAAAGAAAATCCCGACATCGACTTCGATAACGTTGATATAGTAATTGATGAAGATGGTGAGATTGAGGTTTATTCTTTAGATGAAACAAAGAAACTCGGAAGAATCAAGAAAAAGAAAACTACTGCATCTGAAAGAGCAGCGAATCGAAGGAAAGATGCTCTAATTCCCGATAGACTGAAAAAGAAGTGGGCATTAAAAACCGCACAAAATAAGAAATCAGGAAAAGGTAGAAGTTATTCTTTAGCTCACCATGACCCATCTGAAGTTTCTGCTGATGATGCCGTTGCAATTGGTGAAGAAGATTCAGATGTTCAAGAATACACCGTTGGTAAACAAGCACGTCCAACTAATGTTATGGTTTACAGGATGGTCGATGGAAAAATTACGAAAGTAAGACGTTGGACGAAAAAAGGGAAAAAAGGCATCAATAAAGGGCCCAAATCTTCTGCCCATAAAGCTGCTATTTCTAGGGCAATGAAAGTTTCTTGGAGAGTAGGAGCTCGTGGTCGAGCTGATGATGATGCAATGGATGCAAAGTCTGAATCAACCGATTACATAAATGCTTTAGCATCTGGTGAAGAAACACTGTCAGAAACCTTTAAGGATAGAGCAAAAGTTATTTTTGAAACCGCAGTAAATAACGAAGTCGAAACAGTTTTAGAACCTCTTGAAGAAGAAGTTCTTGCTATTTTTGAACAAGAATATGAAACTGCTGTTACGGAAATGACTGAAAAGGTCGATTCTTATATGGCATACGTTGTTGAACAATGGATGGAAGAAAATAAAGTTGCAATCGAATCTGGAATTCGTGCTGATATTGCAGAAGGATTCATGTCAGGTCTTAAACAATTGTTCACTGAAAATTACATCACTATTCCAGAAGAAAAGGTTGATGTGGTTGAAGAACTGGCAACTAAGGTTAAACACCTAGAAGAAAAATTGAATCAGGAAGTTACTACTAATATAGAATATAAGAAGGAATTGTCAGAACATAAAAAGTCTGATATTATAACTTCTTTAACATCTGAACTGACTTTTAACGATCAAGAAAAATTGAAAGAAGTCGCAAAAGGTGTTGTCTATGAAGATGAATCTGATTATGCTGAAAAGGTTCAAACTTTAAAAGAGAGTTATTTCCCCAAAGAAGAAAAATCGTCCGAATCAGTAATTACTGAAGAAGATGGTGAATCTTTTGAACAATTATCTGGTTCAATGGATGTTTATACACAAGCACTTGCCAGAACACTTAAATAAATTTATTTATAAATAAGGAATAGGATTCCAATACAAGGAGAAAGAAAATGCAAGGGATTTCACAACATTTAGTCGAAAAGTGGAAGCCGGTACTCGATCACGAAGCACTCCCTGCAATCAGTGATCAATATCGTCGTTCCGTAACTGCTATGCTTCTGGAAAATCAGGAAAAAGCAATCGCAGAACAAAGAGTTGCCGAAAGCACAACCAGTTTACTAACCGAAGCCGCACCAACAGTTGATGTTGGTACAGGTGGGTTTACAGGTGCTGCACATGCTACCACTAGTGGTCGTGCTGGTTACGATCCAATTTTAATTAGTTTAGTACGTAGGTCTGCCCCACAACTTATCGCATATGATATTTGTGGTGTTCAACCGATGTCTGGCCCATCTGGTATGATTTTTTACATGCGTTCACAGTATGTCGGAGATCAAGTAACTGATGGTACAATGGCAGAAATAGATGCTCCTGAAGCACTATTCGGCGAAGCACAGACTGCATTCACTGCCAGCGAAGAACAGGACGAAGTTGCTGGTATTGATACTGATGCTACTGACGTAGCCGAAACCGATCCATTTGCTGCTGATTACTACCCGACTGATACTTCGTCTGGTATGAATACAGCAAAAGCAGAAGCACTTGGTGGTGAAACCGCTAATAATTTCCGTGAAATGGGTTTCCGTATCGACAAGAGAACGGTAACTGCCGTTACTAGGGCATTAAAAGCAGAATACACTACTGAATTAGCACAAGATCTGAAAGCAGTTCATGGTCTTGATGCCGAAACAGAATTGTCGAATATTCTTTCAACGGAAATCTTGCAAGAGATTAACCGTGAAATTATACGAACAGTTCTTGGTGCTGCTAAATTTGGAGCTCAAACTGGTACTACAGATAAAGGTACATTTGATCTGGATACAGATTCAAATGGTCGATGGTCTGTCGAAAAATTCAAAGGATTGCACTTCAACCTAGAACGTGATGCCAATGCTATTGCCGTTGACACTCGTAGAGGTCGTGGAAATGTCATAGTTTGTAGTTCTGATGTTGCTGCTGCTCTGTCAATGACAGGTAACTTGGATACTGGTGGTGGTGTTGCTGGTGGTAGTGGTCAATTGTCACCTGACGGCATTACTGGTGGTACACTAGTTGGCACACTAAATGGCAAATATAAAGTTTATGTAGATCCGTACTTTAGTGCTGCACATGAATTTTATACTGTTGGTTATAAAGGTTCTTCAGCATTTGATGCTGGTATCTTCTATTGTCCATACGTGCCATTACAAATGGTTAAAGCAACTGGCGAGCAAACATTCCAACCGAAAATCGGATTCAAAACCCGATACGGTGTTGAAGCTAATCCGTTTACTACACTAACTAAACCGACTAGTACTGCAAATGCAGCTCAAGGTAATTCCTACTATCGTAAAGTTCAAGTCAAAAACTTAATGTAATAAAATCCTAAGTCCGATTAGGACACACGGGTATCTAAAAGGGGGCATCTCACGGCCCCCTTTTTTTGTTGCCTAAATATAGGCATAGGGGGATTCTATGGGTGTATTAGACAACTTACCAGATAATTATAATTTACTTTCACCAGTTGGGTTTAGACTAACAATCAGAAAATTGCCTAACGTGTCATATTTTTGTCAAACAATAAATGTGCCAGATTTGAGTTTGGGTGAGATAAATGTGCCAACTCCATTAAAAGATTTTGCTGTTTATGGGGATAATTTAACCGTTGGTTCAGTTGACATTGGGTTTGTGGTCGATGAAGATTTAGCAAATTATCAAGAAATTCAACTCTGGATGCGTGGAATATCTTCACCAGATAACTTTACTGCATACAAATCATTGATTAATTCACCTACTAATAATTTCAGTGATGAGGGTGATTTGATTTCGGATGCAACTCTGCATATTTTAACCAATAGCATGAACGTGAATAAGAACGTTCAATTCAAAGGTATGTTCCCCACTTCATTGGGAGCAATTGATTTCACTACACAAGATACGGAAGTTGCCGCTATAACAGTTACGGCATCCTTTTCGATAAGGGATTATACTATAGAATCTGCTACATAACTATGAAAACACTTGAAAATTTGTTTGCTGAAACAGCAAAGGATATGCCATTTAATGATGACTTGATTATTACTTCCAAAAAATTGCCATATGTTTATGACAAATATTTGAAATGTCTGATCATGGATCGTTTGGAACTCACCAGAACAACTAAACTCTTTAAACAACTTTATAAAGAAAAGCACGAATATTATTCGGGCAAGGCCAGTAAAGAAACGTACCAAGAAAATCGTTTTGATATCAAGGTACTCAGGGGAGATCTGTCTGTCTATCTCGAAGCAGATGAAGAATTGGCAAAAAAACAGGAGTCCATAGACTATATAAAATGTAAAATCGAGTTCTTAGAACAGACCCTACGAAATATAACCAGCAAGGGGTATGCTTGTAAAAATTTGATAGAATGGGAAAAATTACAAAATGGCATCATCTGATACATTATATATTACTAAGATAGATGAGGTATATATAAAAATTGATTGTGAAATGGGTGTTGCACAAGAATTGTGTGATTATTTCACTTTTTACGTTCCTGGCTATACCTTTGTTCCATCATATCGGAATAAACTGTGGGATGGGAAAATTCGATTATTTTCAGTCCATACTAGAAAACTATATGGTGGATTAATGCCTTATGTGGTGCAATTTGCATACAAGAGACAGTACAAGTATGAATATTCAGATGACCTTGCAATAGAAAAAGTCTCCCTCGATGAGAATTTTATCGAAAAACTAAACTTACAGTCCAACGGCAATGAAATAACCGTCCGTGATTATCAAATAGATGCAATTAATCATGCCATTAGTAGTAAAAAGATATTGCTGGTTTCGCCTACTGCATCTGGAAAATCTCTTATAATATATTTGTTGCTTAGATTTTTGAAAGTTCAGACTTTAATTATTGTTCCAACTACATCCTTGGTAGAGCAAATGTATACCGATTTTATGGATTATTCCGCAAATGATAAGTGGTACGTAGATTTGAATTGTCATAAAATATATTCTGGTCAACCACGAAAAACAAGTTTGCCTGTTGTCATTTCAACATGGCAATCGTTAGTTGACGAGAAAAAGGATTTCTTTAAAAGATTTGAAATGGTTATTGGTGATGAGGCTCATGGGTTTAAAGCAAAATCATTAACTTCGATTATGACTAAATTAGTAAATGCCAAATATAGAATTGGTACAACTGGTACATTAGATGGAACACTAACGCATCAATTAGTACTAGAGGGATTATTTGGTGTGGTCAAGCAAGTCACGACCACTAAGGAACTAATGACAGACAATGTTCTTTCGGATTTAGATATACATTGCATAATTTTAAAATATCCCAAAGAGGAATGCCAAATAGTTAAAGATTTTGATTATCAAAAAGAACTTGAATATCTAGTAACCAATGAACGGAGAAATAATTTCATAGTGGAAATGGTTTCTGCATTGCAAGGAAATACATTGGTTTTATACCAATTGGTCGAAAAACACGGTTCTACTTTATATAGAATGATGTCCGATAAGATGCCTGATAGAACAATCAATTTTATACACGGTGGTATCAAAGCAAATGAACGAGAAAAAATACGAAATGAAACTGAAACTGGAGATAGTAATATTATCGTTGCCTCCTATGGCACGTACAGTACGGGTGTCAACATCCGTAACTTACATAACATTGTATTCGCATCACCCTCCAAAAGTAGGATTCGTAATTTGCAGAGTATTGGGCGTGTATTACGGAAATCCAAGACGAAGATAAAGGCAAATTTATTTGATATATCGGACAAACTCACCTATCTATCACATCAGAATTACACATGGAAACATTTATTGGAAAGAATGAAGATTTACCAAAGTGAGAGATTTGATTTCACGGTCAAGTACTTCAATTTATAGGTATATTTACTCCCTTTCGGCAAGAACAGCTAATTATACCATATTTTTTCGGGTTTGTCAAGTTTATTTTTCTCTTGACTTTTGGGGGGTCAGTATGGTATAATATAGAAAAAGAGGTGAAAAATGAGCAAAAAAAATCATTACGTTGACAATAAAAAATTTTATGAGGAAATGGTTATATACAAACAGGGAATAATCGAAGCGAGGGAAAACGGAGAAGAAGATCCTCCCGCTACAGAATACATGGGAAAGTGTTTTTTGGACATTGCTAATGGTTTGTCATTTAGACCCAATTTTATCAATTACACCTATAAAGAGGAAATGATTTCCGATGGCATTGAGAATTGCTTGCAGTATTGTTCCAATTTTAATCCTGATGCTTCCAATAATCCATTTTCTTACTTCACTCAAATAATATATTATGCCTTTGTTCGTAGAATTGAAAAGGAAAAAAAGCAAAGTTATATCAGAAGCAAATTAGCAATAAAAATGTTGGATGAACGAAAATTGGCAGATTTTTCCGAACAGGACGATGATGGAACCAAGCAATATTTGGAGGATTTGATCACAACTGATCCTGAGAATGTAATTGCATTTGAAACTCAATTGGAGAAACGGAAAAATGGTCGTAGCAAATATAAAAAGAATTTAGAGAGGTTTATGGAATGAAGGTAGCATTGATTACTGATACACATTTTGGGGCAAGGAATGACAATCAAGTGATTCAGGCCCATATCAATAAATTTTTTGATGAAACATTTTTTCCATATTTGCATCAGCATAATATAAAGGAGATTGTTCATTTGGGTGATTTGATGGACAAGAGAAAATCCGTTTCATATTTGACGTTGAATAATGTTAGGAAGAATTTTATATCGAGGATTACACACGATTTCATCAAAACTCATATCATTGTCGGAAATCATGATGCTTACTATAAGAATACCAATCAGGTGAATTCGGTTAATGAATTATATGGGGAAGCACCGTTTTTACACATTTATAATACTGCTGAAACTGTAACTATTGGCAATAATCTTAGAGTATGTTTCGTACCATGGCTTTGTGCGGATAATGATGTCGAATCTTATATGCAAATTGAAAAGTCCGATGCTAAGATTATAATGGGTCATTTGGCACTGACAGGGTTTTTGATGTTTAAGGGAGTGGTATCAGATTATGGTCTGGACAGAGAAATATTTTCTAAATTCGATAAGGTATTCTCAGGGCATTTTCATCTTAAAAATGATGATGGGCATATTTACTATCTCGGAACTCCTTATGAATTGATGTGGTCTGATTATAATACAGATCGAGGATTTCATATATTTGATACCGAGACTCTGGAATTGGAATTTATTAGAAATCCAACTAATTTGTTCACTAAGATTTTCTATGATGAATCTAATCCTATTAGCAATTTGAGTGACTACAAGGATAGATTTGTTCGTGTTGTGGTTGCAAATAAACCAAGTGATCCTTATCGGTTTAATTTGTTCATAGATTCTTTGTATGATCATAATCCAGCACAATTGACTATTGTTGAGAATTATGATAAATTGCAAGAGGTGGAAGAAATTTCGGGAACAGAGGATACAATTACTATTTTAAGCAATTATGTTATGAACTTAACTACAGATTTGGATAGTTCTCGATTGGATAATATGGTCAGAACTTTATATACGGAGGCATTGAGTATAGAATGATAATATTCAAAAAAGTGCGTTGGAAGAATTTTTTGTCAACAGGTGATATGTTTACAGAGATCAATTTAACGGAATCGCCTACTACGTTAGTGGTGGGTGAAAATGGTTCTGGAAAATCAACCATGCTTGATGCGTTGACGTATGTGTTGTATTCTAAACCATTTCGTCGAATTAATAAACCTCAATTAATTAATACGGTCAACAATTCTGGAATGTTGGTCGAGGTTGAATTCGAGATCGGTAGTAAACGATATAAAATTATACGGGGAATGAAACCAAATATTTTTGAGATTTACGTCAATGGGGAAATATTAGATCAAGATTCTTCAGTACGTGATTACCAAGAACGTTTGGAGAAATATATACTCAAATTAAATTATAAGAGTTTTACACAAATTATTGTGTTGGGGTCTAGTTCATTTCAACCATTCATGCAATTGACAGCTGCAAATCGTCGAGAAGTAATAGAAGATTTGCTTGATATTGGTATTTTTTCCACTATGAATCAGTTGTTGCGTGAACGAGTCATTGAAATTCGTATGAATTTGAATAAGTACGAGCAAGATTTGAAGATGACAGATGAACGTATAGATATTCAGCAAAAATATATCGACGAAGTTGCTGAGATACAAAATGATAAAATTGAAAATACATTAAAGGAATTAGATAAAGTTGAGCAACAAAGATCAAACTTGGAACTGGAAATTCAATTGATCCAGAATAGAATTTCGGTAATTTCCCCTGATGTTATAGATCTTGAAGTGTTGCGTGATAAAGTAAATAAACTAAAGGTCATGAAGAAGCAGATTGATGGCAATTTGAAGAAATTAGAATCGGAAATCGAGTTTTTTGATTCTAATGATAATTGTCCAACTTGTGGTCAAGTCCTAGATTATAAGCATGTTCAAGAAATTTTAGCAGAGAAATTTGCAAATTTTGAGAAAATGAAAAGAGGACTGAGTGATATCAAAGAGGTTATAGAAACTGATGATATGAGCATACAGGGAAAAGAGGTTGTAGAAGACGATATAAGAAATCACGAAATTTCGATTACCAATTGTGGCAATAGTATGCAGGGGTTGAATAAATACATTGATAAATTGAGTGATGAGATTAATTACTTACATAAAGTTCGTGAAAAGTCTGATGGGGATGTTAATAAAATTACCAAGTTGAATACTTTGCGATATCAACTGGTGGAATCTATCACCATTTTGGCAGAAGAACAGAAATATGCATATGCAGTTGGTGATATGCTAAAAGATGGTGGCATCAAGACTCAGATTATCAAGCAATATTTGCCTGTTATGAATAATTTGGTTAATAAGTATTTGTCTGCAATGGATTCTTATTTCAACTTTACGATTGATGAGCAGTTCAATGAAGTTATTAAAAGTCGATATCGAGATGTTTTTAGTTATGCATCGTTTAGTGAAGGTGAAAAGATGCGGATTGATTTAGCATTATTGTTTACTTGGAGAGCAGTAGCACAATTGAAGAATAGTGCGGATACAAATCTGCTGATTTTAGACGAAGTATTTGATAGCTCACTTGATGCTAATGGCACAGATGAGTTCCTGAAACTCTTGCAGTCACTAGACTCCCGAAGCAACGTTTTCGTAATTTCGCATAAAGGTGATACTTTGTATGACAAATTCGATTCTACGATAAAGTTTGAGAAGGTACAGAATTTTAGTAAGGTGGTGTGATGTGTTAGACAAAAATCTTAATTTGATTGAGCAAGCAGAGTCCATATTGCACTATGAGGAAAAATTGATAGAATTGGGTTATAGGGCTACTGAATCTGATAATCGTTATAGCATGGCATCATCAAAGAGGCACACGACTGCTGAAATAGCAGAATCTATTGGATTGGGAAAACGGACTTATCAACGGATGAAGCAGATTGGCAAGATAAACCCTAGAGCAAGAGAGGTTTTAAAGCAGACAAAAATGTGTAATAATTTAGAAGCACTAATTGAAATCCAACGGTTGGATGATGATTTGCAAATTGAGACAGCAAAGAGGATGATTAATCAACATTATTTATATATAATTAGACAGAGTGGTATAGAAGCAGATGATTTAGTTGGTGATTCCTTTTATAAAATAGGAAATAGTAAAAATCCAGAGTCGAGATTGAAAACTTTACAGACTTCCAATCCGAATGAACTTGAATTAATTTTTACATTTGGTTCTCATAGGAAGGATGAATCTCTGTTTTTTGAACGTTGGTTGCACCAACTTTTCTCCCCCTTTAGAGAAAAGGGGGAATGGTTTTTGATGTCTGATGAGATTGTTCAAACTTTTATGGAAGATGTGCAAAAACGAATGACTTGGGAAAAGGAAAATATTGAAGAAGCAAAAGAGGAAATGACTACTGGTTTGTTTTATGTAATGAATTCCGAGAAATGGTCGCAACAAAGTATGATGGAACTTAGTATGTCTAATATGATAGAGGTGGTTAATGAAGAATTGAATGAGGAAGAAAAGAAGAATTTTGTTGGTGAACTGAAAGATGAGTGTGATCCAGAAATGTTAAGTATGTTACAGGAACTTGGGCTGGAAGTTTAGGAAGAACGTCATGGAAGATGGCTGGAAATTTGTATGGGAAGAATCTGTATTTTATGTTATTTTTTTACTTTTATCATTGGGTGGATTGGTATATGGCCGTCATAAAGTTTTTTATTGGGTATGCAACAACAATATTTTTTTCATAAAACGCATTTTTCCCTTGACATAGGGTTGTCCAATATGGTATAATTAGTATTGAAGGGTTGGGAAAGGTTCTTAACCTGTTTCATTGCTTTAGTTATGGAGATGTGAATTATGTTGTATGATGTGCCAAGTGATCAAACTTCCAAGAATAGTCAGTTATTTGAATTTTCAAAAGAATTAGTCGAAGATTGGTTTGAGAAGGGAAAAGGACTTAGATCAACACCTTTGAAAAATTATACGAGTGGTGATAGGAAAAAGGGTGAGAAAGAAAAGCACATAGGTTTTGAGGGTATTACTGAACAAATTATTAATAAAGGATTAGAACTTTATAATCTTTCTCATAGAAGTGAAGTTAATGGGAAATATTTTGATGATCCTGATAATGTATTTGATTCGCAAAGAATGGACAATCATATCTGGATTGACGATAAGGTTGTTATCATAGAAGAAAATCGAGCATGGATTGATAAACCCTTTTATATTCTAAAAAGAGGGGTTGTCAAACTGTTTTTGGAGCTTCCGCATACCAGAAAACATCTAAGTGATGATGTTGTGTTTATTTTTTCTTCTTTGGCAAAAGATGTTACAGAAAAAACCAAGAAATCGGGCGATCTAGTTTTTGGTCATGGAGAAAGAATTGTAGAAAGTAATTTGTCGGGTCGTCCAAGACGATCTGATAAGTATAATTATTTTGATAATGGTGTCGATCTTTCCGAATTGAGAAATTATGTCGATACTTTATCTAATGTATTTTCGAGGTATGAATGAGAGAAAAATTCCAATTATTTCATGGTGACTGTCTTGAGGAAATGAAAAATATAGAAGATGGTATTATTGATTTAATTTTATGCGATTTGCCATATGGAACTACAGATCGACACGGTTTAGATTCGGAAAAAAAGGAAAATCGTGTTTTTAGTTGGGATTCTGTTATTCCACTTGATTTGCTATGGGAGCAGTATAGAAGAATATTGAAGTCGAAAGGAACGGTTGTTTTGACTGCTGATCAACCTTTTACTTCCCAACTGGTTATGTCGAATTTGGAATGGTTTAAGTACGAATGGATTTGGTTTAAGAACAAGACAGTTGGATTTCTATTAGCAAATTATCGACCAATGAAGCAAACAGAAGATATTTTGGTATTTTCACCAGTTGGTGCATCTGCTAGTTCTGCAAAATCTGGAAAATCCATGACATATAATCCACAAGGACTTATTCCAAAAACTGTCAAAAAGAAAAATAATCCCAAACGTTTAGGTGTTATTTTGCACAATCCAGAACATATGGGAAAGGGCAACAAACTTTTAACAGAAACTGAATATGAACAAAAATGGACAAACTATCCATCTGAAGTAATAGAATGTCCATTGGATGATGAACGTTTACATCCTACCCAAAAACCTGTTGTTTTGATGGAATATCTGATTAGAACTTATTCTAACGAAAATGAATTAGTGCTGGATAATTGTATGGGAAGTGGTACAACAGGTGTTGCTTGTGGTATTACGGATAGAAATTTTATTGGAATTGAGATAGATGAAGAATTTTTCAAAATATCAAAAAGGAGAATTGAAGAAGCATATCATGGTGGTTTGAAGGATTTTTTTGATGGTTAGATATATTGGTGGAAAATTTCGGATGGCAAAATGGATTTCATCAAATATACCGAATAATATTGAAACCTATGTCGAAGTTTTTGGTGGTGCATATTGGACTTATTTGAATAGTGATGTTTACTCCAGACCTTTGTTGGAAAATATAGTCTATAATGATTATAACCGATACATGGTGAACCTTTTTGAGTGTTGTCGAACACCACAGGAATTCTTTAATTACATGAAAGATACCAAATCTCAGGTTAAGGAATTGTATGACACATTCAAAGAGGAAATATTTGTTATGCAAGATATAGGTGAAATTGAACTTGGTGATTTTGAATTTGGAATGAAATATGCTTACATTATCACACAGGGATGGTCAGGGCATAATCCAGAAAAGCAGAATTTTATTGATTTGAGAGGAAAATATGAGTCACTTTTTGAGGCATTTAGGAAACGTCTGCGAAAACCAGATTATATTAAGAAATTACAACTCATTGATGTCTGTGAAAATTTAGATTACTCCGAAATCATTGAAAAGTATGATAGTCCATCTACATTTTTTTATTGTGATCCACCATATTGGCAACGTGAAGATTTTTATTCGTTGCATGAGTTCGATAGGGATGATCATGAAAAATTGTGTACACAACTAAAGGGAATAGAGGGAAATTTTGCATTATCTTATTATGATTTTGATTTGTTGAAAACGTGGTTGCCAGAGGGAGAATACAATTGGCAACGTAAAGGATTTGTGGTTTCGGCTGGAGCCGCAGAAAATGTTAAACAGAGGACAAGTGAAGAATTGTTGATTATGAATTATGATATTGGTGATTATAATTTGGGAAGATTTTTTGCTTGACTTTTACTTAGAGAATATGGTATAATAGGAGTATTATGAAATATAATTATGAACGGGTATTGGAAGATGCCTATGATTATGTTGCGTCTTTTCGTGACAACAATTATTATTCGGGAGAAGATGATGTTGAGGTGATAGACTTGCTAAAGGCAAAGGATCATTTAGAGGGATTTTGCATTGGCAATGTGGTTAAGTATGTAACAAGAGCGGGATTGAAATCGACAGATTCAAGACGTTCTGATTTATTGAAATGTTTTCACTATTTAATTATTTTAATGGTTCTGGTAAATCCAGAACGATATGGAGAAAAAGATAATGCAGATGAGCAGGGCGACGATAGAGTTGCTGAAAAATTTTTCGACCATTAATGGTTCGATTTTGGTTAAAGCAGGTAGTAAGTTAGAAACTATTTCTGCTTCTAAGAATATTTTGGCATCGGCAGATGTCGGTGAATTGTTTGAAACAGATTTTGGAATTTATGATTTAAATGAGTTCTTAAATGTCGCAACATCGGAAGCATTTAATGATGCGGAGTTTGAGTTTCAGGAAAAATCAGTAGTACTGAAAAATGGTAGATCGAGATGTCGGTATTATTATGCAGATCCGAGTACTATTATTACACCTACACAGATGTTGACTATGCCTGATGCAGAAGTTAAGGTTAAGATTATCGGTGCTGATTTGAAGAAAATCAAAAATATGTCATCCGTTTTAGGCAAAGGTGATTTTATCATTTCTAGTGAAGATGGGTCTGAAATTATTATGTCTGTATTGGATAAAAAAGATCCAACAACTAATAATTTTGAATTATCTATTGAAAAAATGGATGAGGATGCCGTTTACGAACCCTTTTCAATGGATATGAAAATTGAAAACTTAAAACTTATAGGGGGAGATTATACGGTAAATCTTGCATCGAAGGGTATAGCACATTTTGTAAATGATCATGTACCAGTTGAGTATTATATTGCATTGTCAGATTCAATGTATGGGAGTAGATAATGAGAGAAAAAGCACCAGCGAGTATAGCAGAGATTGAGGATATGTTAGAGAAAATTGATCTTGGTTTGGATCAGGTCAAATCTATGGTTAGATCTGATGGGTATGACTCATCAGATTCTAATTATGAATTAAAGTATTATATCAGAGTTACACTTGATGCATTTTATCTGTTACAGAATATGACGGGTACGACAGGATACGGAGACATATAGGAATATAATTTATGCGTGAAGAATTTCTTTGGGTCGAGAAATACAGACCTAAGACGATAGATGAATGTATTTTGCCAGATGAACTGAAAAGTACGTTTGAGCAATTTGTGGATAATAAAGAAATTCCTAATTTATTATTATCAGGCACTTCTGGCATCGGTAAAACTACCGTTGCCAGAGCATTATGTGAGCAATTAGAAACTGATTATATACTGATAAATGGTTCAGAAGAAAGTGGTATTGGTGTTTTGCGTACCAAGATTTTAGATTTTGCTAGTACAGTATCATTGTCTGGCAATACTAAAGTAATTATTTTGGACGAAGCAGATTATCTTGAACCAAATTCGACACAACCAGCATTAAGGGGGTTTATAGAAGAATTCAGCAAAAATTGTCGGTTTATATTAACTTGCAATTATGCCAATAAGATTATTCAACCGTTACATTCAAGGTGTAGTGTGATTCCATTTTCAATTACACAGGCACAGATGCCTCCGATGGCAAGTGAATTTATGCAACGTTCAATGACTGTTCTTGACAATGAAAATATTAAATATGAACCAAAAGTACTCGCAGAATTGATTACTAAATACTTACCAGATTGGAGAAGAATTTTGAACGAACTCCAACGGTATTCTGCAAGTGGTATTATTGATGTTGGTATTTTGACTAATTGGAAAGAAAAACCAATAACCGATTTGATTGCATTATTGAAAAACAAGAATTTTACGGAGATGAGAAAGTGGGTTGAGCAAAATTTAGATAATGACCCAAGTGTTATGTTTCGCAGAATTTACGATGCTATGAATTCAGATCTGAAACCACAATCTATCCCTCTTGCAGTTATTACAATTGCTGATTATAGTTATAAATCAGCATTTGTAGTGGATCAGGAGATAAATATGGTAGCATGTTTGGCTGAAGTTATGAGTCAGTGTGAGTTTAAGTAATGGCATTATTTGATTTTTTGAATGCAATAAATTATAGCAAAAAAGTAGAGGTGTATAGTGAAGATCCGCTAGCACACAAAGAATATAAACCATTTGTGATAAATAGGTTTTTGTCACAGAATTCTGATAGCATATTATATGTTAATGAGATGAACCAACGACCACACTGCGATAGTGAATTACAATTTCACTATTTTATAAATAGTCTTAGGAAAAAAAAGAGAATTGCCAAGAAATGGTATAAATCCGAATTATCTGATGATATTGAGTGTATTCAAGAGTATTTCAATTACAATATAAAGAAAGCACAAGAAGCACTTATGATACTTAGTAATGAGGATCTTTCTTATATGAAAGACAGACTAAATAAAGGTGGTGTGGGAAATGATAGAAGATATGATTGAGATTGCGTTAGAAGAACCAGATGATTTTCTGAAGGTAAAAGAAACGTTGAGTCGCATTGGAGTTGCTTCACGCAACGATAGAAAGTTGTTCCAATCCTGTCACATATTGCACAAGCAGGGTAGGTATTACATCGTACATTTTAAGGAGTTATTTGCTTTAGATGGCAAACCAACTAATTTTTCAGAAAATGACGAAGCACGAAGGAATACTATAACCAACTTGCTACAAGAGTGGGGGTTGTTGAACATAATAAGAGGCAATACAGAAGAAAATGTAGCGCCTCTAAATCAAATAAAGGTTCTTGCTTATGCCGAAAAGGATGAGTGGGAATTAGTACCAAAATATAATATCGGCAAAAAATAGTGTCGGTATTTTTCTTGCTTAATAAGGAGAAAAAAAAATGACTACTTTAACTACAATAATGAAAAAGTACGATCCACATTTTGTGGGTTTTGAACCGTTGTTTAATCAATTTCGTCGATTTGAAATGAAATCGGATGAATCGTCTGGTGGCTATCCACCTTACAATATAATTAAACTAAACGAAAGTCAATTTGTGATAGAACTGGCAATTGCTGGTTTCGCAGAGAAAGATGTTAAGGTTTTGCATGAACCAGAACATAATCGTTTAGTGATTGAGGGAAGCAACGAAGGTGAGGAACAGGATTATGTGTATCAGGGAATTGCATCACGGAAATTCCGCCGATCTTGGACTGTTTCTGATCACATTATTGTTAAAAATGCGAAGTTATCGGAAGGTATTCTACGGGTAGAACTAGAAAATGTTATACCAGATGAACGAAAACCAAAAGAGATAGAAATAGAAGTTTCATAAAAATGTAGCATGTTTCACTTTAGGGGTAGGATAACACCTATCCCTTTTTTTGTCTTGACTTTCGATATAGATTTATGGTATAATAGGGAATACCCTTTTTTATTTGGAGATAATATGATACAACTAGGTGATGTAGTTAATACACTACAAAAATATGATGATGATACTTTTTC